GTCCAGATCTTCTGGAATTCTATCGATAGCCTTGTTTATGATGCTAATAGCGATAGGCATTAAAAAGTTAACCATGATCAACTAGAGTATAGTACTCTATGTATAAGCTCACTTAGGGTCAGCTATATCTATCATGTATTTCTTGTCATGCTCCTGAGTTAATTGCACTAGACGCTGACGCATTCGCTCTGCAATCTCCTTCTTAGTCTGAGAGTCATCAATCTCTACCTTAGTCTCCTCACAAGGAGTTGATGGTTCAACATCCTTAGCAGCAGCAGTAGGTTTGACTTTTTGTTTTGTTTCTTTAGCCGCAGTAGTTGCCTTCTCTTTTATCTCTTGAAGGGCATTGCGTAAATTCTTTTGAAATAGTTCGGACATTAGATCCTCCTTCTTTGGGTTAACTGTAACGTTACCCTTCTTTTTAGTTTTTAGATAGCTATCCTGTGCAGACTTACCATGCTGATTAACTTCATTAATCATTGTCAGTCTCCGCTATCTTCTTAAGTTCTTCTTCAGAGAACACACCTGAAGCTCTGAGTTTTTCAATGAGTGGGTTAGTAGACTCCTTAGTAGTCTTCTTCACTTCACCTTTCTCATAACCTTTACCATCTCCATCATCATCCCACCATCTCTTAACTTTCTTAGACTTCTTAGCTTCGGCAAGCATCTGCTGATGGAGTATCTCAATGTCGATACCTTCTTTAACAGCAGTCAAGCCCATATCTTCTGGTGCCTTTGCAGTCTTCTCTCCTTTTTTACCAACGACAACATATCTGCCATCAGCTTTCTTACCAGTGATAACGAAGTCACGTACAACACGACCTATGTTACGATCTTTGTCGTGCTCTCGCTTCTTCCTATCAATGGTCTCTCTGTCTACAGGGAAGCCAGCATATCCTTCTACGATAGGCTCCCATGTATTAAAAACTTCCATGACCTTTTCAAGTCCCTTCTTGAGTCGAGGGGTTGGCATCCCTGTGCCCTCCTCTAACGCTATAAGGATTCTCTGCTGCTCTACTTGAGAGTACTCCATAAGAGCAGATGATACAAGCATTTCTAATGTCATTTTCTTCTTAACCTAAAAGAAAGGGTTTCTTCTACATGATTATTTATTATTTCTGATTTCTGCATTGAAGTCAGAAAACTTCTTGACCTCTTGACCAGGGGTCATATCTTGAAGTGCTATTCTATATGTATCTGTACCAGCTTTCCAAGTATTACCACTACCATCGTCAGCAGAGTAATTAGACTGGTCCTTACTGGTATCTTGTGCTAACTCCTGCTCAGGAGACAACTCAGTTACTTCAGTAACGTGCTTCAACCACGCACGGATCTCAATGTCTTGGTCATCTTTCATAATAATATAGTTGGTTCCACGATGTACCACATGACCACGCAATCCTGTGTCGTCATGCTCTACTAATGCACCAACCTTAAAGATTTGGTTAAGCATATAGTAGTCTCTGAATGAATCGTAATCTAACTTAGGAGCATACTCCCAGACAGATTCCTTAACAGATTTCTTTTTAGATGACTTCTTGTCCTTCTTAGGAGGTGTCATACCTGCCTTTACATCAGACATTAAAGTCTTTCCATACTTCTTACTGGTACCTTTAGGTAGACCAGCATGAAAGTTATCATAGTCGTCACCAGATGCATGCTTTCTCTGTCCAGATGCACTTAGCTTCTCGACTGGATCCTCAGAATTTGGATCTCTAGCACCAGCAGACTTGATATTAATAGTCTTGAAATCGTAGTGCACTCCATTGTATTTCTGAGTGATCTTCTCGAATTCTTTGACACGATCATCTCCTACTACCATAGTTACATGCTCTTTACCCTCATCATTTAAGTCACGTAGTATGTCAAAGACATTTCTATGTGCTTCATTGTTTTGGATAGCATCCTTATGTGATGGGAATAACTTCCTCATGTGTCCGACCTTTTGATCAGCACCTAAGGGGTTTTTCTTATGGTCCTGAGACCTAGAAGGATAGATTCTATAGTTGCCAGAGTCACCACCATGAGACTTCACAGCATCAAGTAACTTACCATGACCTGCATGTGGTGGATTAAACCTACCAAATGTCATAGCTACATGGTTATCTGCCTCTTGTGCTTCAGCTTTCTTTTCAGCAGCAGTCTTACCTGCCTTAGCTTTAGTTGCTTCTTTTAGAAATTGTGTAAAATTCATCCCCAATCCTTTGCTGCGGTAAAGTTAGCTCTGGAAAACTCCAGTCTATCTACAAGTTTAAGTGCTGCTCCATCTTTAATGGCAACAAATCCTTCTGGGTTAGTAGCCCTTAGACCACCTTCTTCTTCTAGAAATGTACCAACACTTTTGATCTTCGTCAATTTATTTATGATCATAACCTTAGCATCCATCAGGTTTTTAAACCCACTGAGTGCTGAATTCATGGATGACCTGTTAGTATTTAGGTATTTTACAGCTTCATTACGTCGTTTCATCCACTCTGCTTTAGATTTTAAAGTCTTCTTCTTTGCCATCTCCTTGTTAAACTTCTCATCAATAAAACAACAGAATTGTTTCGACATTACATCAGCACCAGGTACCCTACCTTCTCTTACTACTTGGTTAAAGTATACCTTAAACAATGCTGGTAATGTAAACGGTCCTTTACCTACATCTTGGACACCCTTAATGAATGTGCTTCCTGATCTGAAGTTTCTTTCAGCAGTAAGTATAGTCCTGTTTACGTTTGCCTTCTCCACCATTGATAAGTTAGCAGCACCACCTACATTAGTAAACTCCGAAGAGAATACTGCAACCTCTGGTTTACCTTGTAACTTACTAACATCAGCACCAAATCCTGCTGATAGATCTTGCATAGTCCTACCAGTATACTCTGTATGAAATACTATACCCAACTTACTAGCACCCACCTTGTCACCTAACTCACTATCAACAGCGATAGTATAGGTAATAGTATTAGGTCTGAAACTATAGTTACGTTTACCCTCTAGCATTATTACCGAAGGTGTCTTCTGATATAACAGGTCACCTTGTAACACACCTTGTATAGGTAGAGTGGATAGTCTTTGTAAACACTCTTTAAGGATAGACCCCACAGTCGAACCAGGATAGAGTCTGTCTGCATCTGCCTCACTGTATACTATCTTTGGATTCTGCTTATTAAATACTGACTTGGTACCAACGAAGAACCTCTGTGACTGTGGATCTCTACCACATATAACAGCAGGTGCACCATCCCATTTGGTAGTGACCTTCATAGCAGACTGACCATCCCCCTCAGTCAGCATATCTCTCAGTGACTTCAGGAAATTGATTGAATTGGTAACACCCGCAGGACCACTATTAAAAATGTCGTCTTCTAGGTGCTCTAAGTGTGTGTTCTTTGCCATAGCTAGCGGATGTTAGTTCTTTCTTCGGTTGCGATCCGAGAGGCACATCCATCTCCTCGTTGATAGTGTGGTGTGGAAGGATACCCATCGGTGCAAGCACGTCATCGTCCTTCCATACATTTATTATAACAGAGTGATGGGTCTCTGGGTGACCGAGTGGACACTTATTAATCTGGTACCAAGCACTTAGATACCATGATCTCCTTGAATTGAGGTGTAATGTTAGCAAAGAACTGAGGTTGAGGTGTGAATTTACCCTTGTATCTCAACTCTAAGACTAGGATAGGGACATTTGCCTTTGATATTTTAAAGAATATCTTAGCAGCATCTGCCTTGTCAGTAGCATCATGGTCTACTTCTATCTCATATTTCTTTTTACCATTAGCAAGTTTCCTCAGACCACATAGTATAGTATGTTGATCAGTATAGGTACCTGCACCAAGAGCAAGTTTATACTCAGTTGTCTTTGGTATCTTAGCAGCTGTACCAACACCAGTTATCAAACCAAACCCAAACCTATAATTAGCTAGACTCTTATTAGCAGAGAGATCATCCTGTAACTTAACCTTTAGTACCAGATTAATTAACTGGTTAGCAAAGTCTGCTCCAAATCCAAGAACAATATCCCTGAACTTACCCCATAACATATTATCCTTTCTCTTTAGGTCATTATTAACAAAGGTCTTCATGTCAGGTAGTTTACATGAGGTAGGTTCTGTACTATAACCCTCTACATGATTACCCTTAGCATCAATATAAGGATACTTAAACTGCTGTGCTTTATCTCTGTGAGCAAAGAGAGTCTTACGAGTATTACCTCTAAACAATTCTTCATCACTCATAGTCTTAGATAGATCCTTACCATCCTCATCCTCAAGGTTAAGAATACCCTCCTCTATTGCATCTCTTACCCTTGCAGCAAAGTATCCTGTCCTTCTCTCATCTAATTCTTCTCGTGCTTTCTTAAAGACATTGTTAGGACCATCACCATTGATAAGACTGGTGAATGCTTTATTAATAAGAGTAGGATCTGCTGAGTTTGCCTTAGGTTTCTTCTTCAAAGAGACTCCAAAGTATTGCCTATTAGCAGTCTTTACAATAATATCTGATGAATTATAATCATCGAATCCGTACGCACTTATCCTAAACTTCTGGACTTCACCAGGCCATACGTTACCTGTCATGAACACACGACTGGCTGTGATATCTGCCCTCTGTTTATGATCATGTGCTAACCACCTCTTAATTGCTATGGCAGCAGAGATACCCTGTAATGCATTCTTTAGTAGGTCTGATCTTTTCTTATCACTAAGCTTAGGAATATCCTGACTCATATAGTTGACGAATTCTGCCTTACTGGATCCATATTGAACATTAGATCCATTGTTAACTACAGCAGCAGTCTTGTTAACCCATTGGTGTAAGCATTTCTCAGACTTAGTTGCAGCCTTCAGTTGAATGGTGCTATAAAACATTGCACCTGCACACATTATCTCTGAATATTCTAAAGCCATTAAAAAAGAGGGTATCTCTACCCTCTTATTTATTAGTGTAGGAGGTTGGATTTCTGTGTACCAACAAGAGCGAGGCATTACTACAGTAAGTAAGATTTCACTCTGCCTGAGACCCGACTGGTAAGTCGATTCTGCTTTCGCAGCAGCACCACCTGTGTCTCGTCACCTTAACCAGCTATATGCCAGAAAGTTTATTCAGTCACTCCTTGCGTTGCGTCCAACAAATATAATATAACCTATCTGTTAGTCCTTGTCAAGCTCAAATATAAGATCTTTATATTTTCTCCATAATTCACCCATTCTTGGCTCAGTACCACGTGACTTCCATAGTTGACCTACAATGTCCTTCATGTCATCCATAGGTACCACAACTGAGAGACTACCGTGAGTCTCTACCTCTGGTGGTGCTACCAAACTCTTATCTTCCATTAGATATCGCCTGGTGCTCTATTCTCTGAGTATCCTACCTCAAACATTTGATTAGGATATCTAGTTGCTAACTTAAGAGTGTTAGTATAGATGACCTCATCTAACCTCACGTCTAGTGCTAGTGCTGCTTGTGCACAGTACCATATGATATCACCTAACTCCTTAGTAAGGTGCTCCTTATTAGCAAGGTTGTATGGTTTGCCTTGGAATTTTAACTTCTTAACAATCTCCATAAACTCACCTGCCTCTGAGCACATACCAGATGCAGCAGTATCTAGACGTGCAATATTACACCCTTCCTTCTTCAACTCACCATACCTTGCTATCAGTTTATCAAACTCCTTACTAGCAGGTGAAGTAACTCTGTCTACAAAATCTGTATAGTTGTCTAGATCTATCTCAAACTTCTCTGGTTTCTTACCCTTCTTCTTTTCCTTCTCTGCAACCTTCTCCTTTAGATACTCCCTAGACTTCGGAGCATGTCCCATTCTCTCATCAGTATCAAACTCTTCAGGTGACTTAGGAGTTTCATCAGCAATCTTCTTTGCTTGATCAGTGTTTTGCTCTACCTTATCCTGAGCCATGTTGGATACTTGCTCGGCAGCTTTATCCTGCTCATAGTTTTCACCTGGTGCGTTAGTAAACTTTTCAGACATTAGACTTTAAATCCCTCGAATGTTTTTTTAGTGTTGGTCACAGGTTCTATATCACCTGCATCGATGATGTCATCTTGTGCTCCTTGATCACAATCATACAGCCTCATCTTCGCTCTGTCAATACCCACAACAAATCTTTTAAACATTGTGGGGTCATTGTATCTATTCTTCAACTGCTTGATCATTATCTGACCGAGCTCTTCCATTTCCTCATTAGATATGAGAGCGAGCATAAGGTCAGCAGTAGCAGGGAGTCCGAAAGACTCTGACG